AGTACACATTCCAAATGCAACAAGCACAGAACGCTCAAATCGGAAGAGTTGGAACAGAACCAGCTCAGATGGGAGATATTCAAACACAAGGAATCTAATATAATTATGGCTAATAACTTATCCGCACAAGGCTACGTAGCGAGAGCTAGAGCTAAAGATAGAGGTGCCAGAGAAGTGGCAGAAATGATAGGAGTCAACGAAGGTGTAAAGCCCAAGGCTTACAAGGATACTGCTGGCAATATGTCAATAGGAGTAGGATTCAACCTAGAGGACAAAACCAATCAACCAATTTTAGATTCTCTTGGATTAAACAGAGATGAACTAAAGTCCGGTAAAAGGGAACTAACAGATAAAGAAATATCTAGTCTATACAGTTACTCCGTTTCTAGAGCAATTCAAGATTTAAAAAAGTTCGACCCAGATATTAAAAGCCGTCCTAAGAACGTACAGATGGCACTAATTGATATGTCCTACAATCTAGGATATAATAAATTAAGTACATTTAAGAAGATGAAGGCTGCTTTAGAACAAGATAATTACGGATTAGCAGCAGATGAAATGGTGGATTCAAAGTGGTACAAACAAGTAAAGACTAGAGGACCACGTACCGTAGCACTTATGCGTTCCGAAGCTGAGTAATTTATGCCATTAAAAAGAATATTCCCCGGACAATACCCGGAAATAAAAAATAAAGACGGAACAGTAAGTAACGTTAAAACTACTGTTGTAGGTTTTGATGATGGATTTTATGTTTTGCCAACTATGAGAGATGGTATTCAAATGTCTACAGAACAAGCTATTAAAAAAGCTAAATTAAGTGGATTAAAAAATTATCCCAGATATGAAACTCAAAAAGATGCTGTAAATTTTTCAAAAAATATTCACGACAAAATAGATAAATTTGGATTTTTAAAAAAATGAGCCTAGAAACAGATCTAACTACATTAAGTAACCACGAGCACTTTGCTCGATTTCTACAAGTAATCTCGGATTTAAGAGAAGAAACAATAGAGGAGTTACACAACGCAAGTAACGAACAGATACAACAAATCTCTGGTCGTATTTTAACATATGATCAGATACTACAGATGTGCGACTGGAGAAATTTACAAACTAAATTTTCAGAAAGAATTTAACTTGATATATAAGTTATAATATAACCATCGTGATCGCTCACGTAAAAAAGCGCAAACATTATGTCAAACGAAATCACCGAGGGAGTCGCTGAACCCTCAACAGAAACAACAGCGTTACAGTCAAATATGTCAGCAGCGGATTTTGTAAACCGCCGCTTGGGACAACTAAATGAGGCAACTCAAGAGGAGACTCCCATTGTTGAAGCAACAGATGAAGTAACTGAAGAAGCAGAGGTCGAGAGTACTGAAGCAGAAGTCAATGAAGAAATCGTTGCTGAACAAACTGAAGAAACCGAGGATTTATCCGAGGAATCAACAGATGTTCTTTCACAGTTAGATCTAGATGAGATGTCCGAAGAAGACCTTCGTGAACTATCCGAAAAGCTAGGAAGTAGAGCAGTCGCTCGATTTGGGGAGCTTACAGCAAAGCGTAAAGCAGCGGAAGCTAAACTCAAAGAGATGGAAGCTCAACTCCAAAACAAGAATCCATTAGAAACTCAAGAAGTAGCCAATAATCCATACGCGTCAGTAGACAGCATAGAAGGATTACAAGAAAAGGCGAAGGAAGTAACAGATGTCATAGAATGGGCAGAGGAAACATTGTTTAACGCAGATGGATACGGACCCGAAGATGTCGTAACTGAAGTTGAAGGAAAGGAACTAACCAAGTCAGACGTGCGTAAGAGTTTACTCAACGCTCGTAAAGCTAGGGATAAATTCTTACCGGCTCAACTAAAGTCAGTACAAAGGGTAGCGCAATCAGAGCAGCTCAAAGAAGCCTTTGATACCCAAGCTAGTACTGAACTCAACTGGTTACAAGGAGAAGATAACGACGTACGAAAAAGCTACGAAGCTATGATCGGAGACCCAAGATTCGATTCACTACGTAAGAAAGCAGATCCGGAAGTTGCAGCGCAACTGAACTATCTGATGGCTCACGCAGCGAACAGTATCTACGGTAGAAAACCAATCAAAGAAGCTCCGAAAAGCGCAACGTTGACTCCACCAAAGACAGCCGGTACAGCCGCATCTCAATCAGAAAAAACTGTAGGAAAGTCAGTTAAGGCACTTAAAAATCTTAACCAACAATTTAGACAATCTGGCAACAAGAGTGATTTCATTACTCTCAGAACTCTACAATTAAAAAACCGATAATCCTAATTATAATATAAAATGTCATTCTCAAATACATTCGATACTACAAATCCGGGATCTGGTGTTTCCAACAGAGAAGACTTGACTGATGTTTTGTCAATTCTTGCTCCCGAAGAAACTCCAATCCTTTCTTCTGCTTCAAAGCAGAAAGCTAGTTCAACATTTGTTGAGTGGACTGTCGACAGCCTAAGTGCACCATCAACTGCTGGTGTTGCTGAAGGAGCTGACGTAACAGCCTTCACTGACAAATTCTCTGGTCGTGCTCGCCTCGGCAACTACACACAAAAATTCCGCCGTGACTATATGGTATCAGACCTCCAAGAGGCTGTTGATTCCGTAGGTCCAGCTAAGATCGCTCAAGCAGAAGCTAAAGCAATCCGTGAAATCAAACGCGACATTGAAGCTACCCTTGCTGGTACTCAAGACCGCTCTGTTGAAAACGGTGCTGGTACAGCTTATGGTTTACGTGGTTTAGGTGATTGGATTGATTCAGCTGGTCCAGCTGACGTTCCAGCTGCTTTCCGTACTCCAGCTGCTTCTATCAATGCTACTGGTACTGCATTCACTGAAACTATCCTTAACACAATGATCTCTTCGATCTATCGTGAAACTGGAACTGTTAATGACCTTATGTTAATTGCTGATACAGCTCTTCGTAACGAGATCTCTGATTTCGCACGTAGCGGTAATGCAAATGATGTACGTACAGTTAACTACAACGGCAGTGATTCAGAAATCAAACTATCTGTTGATTTATATCAGTCAGATCACGGTATTGTTTCAGTTGTAAACGGTAACCCGGATTGTATGCCAGCAGTAACTGGTGGTACAGCAAACGGTGCTGGATACTTAGTTAACCCAGAATACTACGGTGTTCACGAGTTAATTCCATTGGGCTCAACTCGTCTCCCTAATATGGGTGGTGGTGAGCGTGGTTATGTTGATTGTTCCTTGACACTAGGTGTATACCACCCCGGTGCTCACGGTTACGTTCAAGCTATATCTTAATTATTAACCAAGGAGAAATATAACATTATGGCTAAAGCATTACGCAAAATACAAACAGTTAACAATCAAGGAGCCGGTGGAGGATACAACTTTCAAGTTGAAATTACACCAGCTGACTTATCTACTTCAACTGGAGAAGAGTTTGTTTACTTAACACTTGGATCTGGGAAAGCAGCTGCAGCACTTTTCGCTGGAACTATTCGCAGAGCAAGTATCACTATCCTAGAAAAATTCAGTGGAGGAACTCTTTCTGACGCTACTTTAGCAATTGGTCTAGGTGACGGTTCAACTACTAACGGCGGCGGTACATCATCTGATGGTGATGCTCTTGTTGACGAAGTAAACTGTTTTTCAACTGACGATACACAAGGTCTAGAGTTCATCAATACTGGTGCAGATCTAGATGATGCGTTCGGTAAAGTTGTTGCAGCTTCTGGAAACACATCTGTTCTTGCAGTTGTTTCTAACGGAACTACAGTCGGACTAGGTTCAGCTACTCAAGGAAAAGCATTACTAAAATTTGATATTAGTGATGTTGCTGCTGGAGTATAACACTTAAATTTGGTCGGGGGCGAAAGCCCCCTACCTTTTTTTTAATTTAAAACTACTTAAATACTTATGGATATTATTACGGAATTACCAAAAAGTTTTACAACTGGTGAAATAGACGCAGCATTTATGAATGAAATCAAGAGTGGTTTCAAATTAGAAAAAGAAACTGAGCACTTACGAGTTGCTCAAGCAAAAAAAGAAGCTAATCAATTAAGAGGAAAAACGCACCCAACTTTAGGAAAGCCAGTGGCTACTATTCCAGCTCGTGACTTTTTTCGACTAACTCAAAAATACGGACACGATCAAGTCCACTCAAAAGAATTCTTAAAGTACTACAATAAAAAGTTCCCAGAACTTAGCCCTAATCAGATATAATGCAAGACAGAAACTATAGTGGAGTCGGAGGATTAAAAGCTTTAATACAAGCACTAGCTGGAGTCAGTTCTTTTACTACAGAAGAAGAAGTTAATATATTAGATTTTGTAAACAGAAGAGCTTCTCAAGCTTACAATATGAGTCCTTCTTGGTCTAGGTATTTAGTATCTTCAGAGGGTAGAGATATTAATGCTTATACTTTATCCGGGGCAACTGGTACTACAACCGTAAATCAAAATTACAAATTTGTAGGATCCAATGATGGAACAGTAGGTATATCCGGAACTAATGTATATCAAGGTGTAACAACAAGTACTATTATAATTTATAAAACAACAAGCGGATGGAGAATAGACTCCGGTGCTTCAGTAGCTGATACCAACGGAGATGAAAAATATACTGTAACTGCTGGTGATCAAGTTTTTATAGAAGCGGATACTAATAAAAAAGATGTAATAGAAAATGTAGTAACTTGGACTGGAACTGGTTCTCTTTTAGTAGAGCCTAAGAATCTAATACCTTACGCCGAAACTGGAAAAAATACAATCGGAGAGTTTACTAGAATACATAGGAAACAAGCATTTTATAATAACTCTGCACTTGAGTACGACTTCTTTGTGGATGCAACCGGTGCTAATATTCTTAATATAGTTTCTGGAACTGATAGTAAAGCATTTGTAACTTACAAAAAACAGTTGGCTCTATTTACAGACACTTCAACTGATATTCCGGGAGAGTTCTTTCATTACTTAGCTCACGCAGCTTACGCCGATTTCTTACGTATGGATGGTCAACACGGAAAAGCTTTAACTGAAGAACAAGTAGCAGAAGGTTATATTGCAATGCAGTTAGAACAAATAGATATTCGCAATAATAATAACTCAATCAACAAGAAATTTTCAACTTACGTCAATCGCCAAAGTCGCTGATTGCGTTGACACTTAATGTAAAATACTCATATGGCAAACTCATTTGTAACTAACCTATATCCAAAACCTACTCCCGGAGCAACGGATCAAACTCTTTCAGTAGATGATACTGCTGGAGGTAAACAATTTGCGGCTTTCAATAGCTTAACGAAGTATGTTGTACTAGATGTTCAAGTTTCTGATGTTCGCGTAACATACGATGATTCCGCTCCTACAAGTACAAACGGTCACATTCTTTTTGCTGGACGTTCTTATACTTGGAGTAAACAAGCAGCTACAGCAGCTAAGTTTATCGAGGACAGTACTGTTACAGCAACTATACACGCTTCAGAATTTACTGATTAATTATGTCCTCCGAACATCTAGCCTCTGCCCAGAATGAACTCAAGGGCAACCTTGGTGGTGCTTGGAATATACTTGA